AAAGTTTATTTATTAAATAATAGTCTGAAGGTAATGACCATGTGTTTGCAGTACCTCCTGCTAAAAAAACTTCTACTGAAAAAAAATCTATTACTTCTTCTAAGCTTTTTACAATATCAGCATATCCAGTTCCTGATTGCCTAACATTTTCTCTATTAATCCATTGATTGTACTGATAAAAATAATCTTCAAAAAGATCCATTTGCGCCTGTTGAGCATACAAATTGAAATCTTGCGGAGATAAATAGCCGTAATTATTCTTGTTAATAATTGCTAATACCGTATTCCTAACATCATTAATCATTGCCATAGAAAATACCTTTTAATTATTTACAAATATAACAAAAAAAAAGGGGTTACTTTTTTTGTAACCCCTTCTTAAACTATATAGTGTAATTAACTAATTACCAGAGAATTTACTACTATCTGATTACCTTCAAATAAAGGCATTTGTAATAACGCTACCGCTGGCCCTGGAGGTTCTGGTAAGTCTATGCCTACAGATCCTCGAATTAAAGCACTTTCAATAGCTGCTGCAACCACTCTACCTGTTCCTTGGTTTGAATGTTCCATTGTTAACGTATTAAAAGTTACAGTATTTAAACGTAAAATAGTAGTATCTGCATCAACTCTATCTACAAAAGTAATATTGTCAATTAAAACTAATTTGTTAGCATTATAAGACTGATTTTTAACAGAGTAAGAATTAGTATTAACAAAAATATTAGCCGCTGTTGATGTAATTCTAAAGTCATCTACTATAGTAACTACATTTGCACTAACATTTGAAGTAATATTTTCAACTACATCATCTGCCGTTACAGTTGTAGTAAAAGAAGCTGTTGCATCATATATTTGAGTCAACTGAGGTGTAATCCTAAACGCATCTTTAGCATCACCTGCTCCTGCAAAAAGATCTGTCTCTATAAGAAGATTAGTTTCGTCAATTACTGAAGTTACTGTTGTTTGTGTTCCGTTAGCTGTGTTCATTACAATGTCTCCAACTAAAACTTTACGAGCAACAAAAGTAGCTCCTGCACTTGTTAATTGTAGAGGCTTTCTAATATCAAAAGTTTCAGAACCGCTTGGAAATAATGCTGAATTACAAGTAAGAGAATCAGTACTTTGTATAGAAGCTATTGTCCCCACTGTTCCACCAGAATTATAAATACTACCGCCAACCATGTCTGCTGTAAATGCTCCTGTTCCTGCCGCAACAGATACTTGCGCTGGAAAAGATGCATTGTTAACAGTAGTAACTTGAAATGTAGCATTTGCATCACCACCTGTAATTACAAGAACATCAGTTGCTACATAGCCTGTACCAATGTTATTGACAGTGATACCAGTAACAGCTCCTCCACCGCTTACCACTATATCAACTCTACAATCACTACCTGATCCACCTGTAGTAGCCACATTAGTTGAAGTTCCAGGAGTATAATTTGTGTTACCTCCTCCAACGGCACTAATAGTACCTACGTTTCCTAAAGGTAAATTGGTTCCTGTCTCTACAGCTGAAGAGTTTCTTGACGGAATAACATCAGTCATTGTTCCAGTAGCCGCATCTGCGTTTATTGGAATTTCTAAGTATTTCGCACTCATAAAATTAAGCGTTTACTATTCCAGTTGGCGCTAAAGGTAATGCAACTGGGAACTGAGATCTTTGCCAGCTTGTTGCCATTGCTTGCTCCATTGCATCTATAATTGCATCATAGACGTTAAAAGCTGTTTGTGCTGCCGTAGTTACCGTAGTAGCTGTTCCGTCAGAATATGTTAATACAACAGTTGCAGCTGTTCCGCTTCCTGTTGTTACTGTTTTTAAACGACTAAGGCTAATCAACTGACTTGTCTTAGGCGCATTTGTTACTTTAAGAAATTTTTCCATTTTATAATAAGTTTTTAATGGTTAATAAAAAACAAAGATAATTAATCTATTTATCTTTATTTAAGCTCTTCTTAAGTATCTTAAACATTTCTATACCATCATCTGACTGTAAGTAAGAACCTATAATGTAATAAGGATCAGTATTATGAGGTATGTTTAACATTTTCTTTTTATTGCTTTTTAAATTGTACCAAACCTCTTTACCGCCTTTAGAAAATTTTAAAAGATTAGCCTCAAAAAATCCCATAATAATGTCTTGTAATTCTAACATAGGGTCATTAATAATTTCCATTAATTCTTCTGGCCTATTCCTTGCGTACATTAATAAATCTCTTTTTAATTCTGGAGTTGTCATTTTGTCAACTGCATTGCCAATAAAGACTCTACACACAGTAATCATTTTGTCTAATGGTAATTCCATAGCTAAAACTTGTGCGTTTAATTCTATTTGTGCTTCTTCTAATTCTTCAGAAGCATCATTCTCTCTGTTAATTTCTTCAAACACCATTCCATTTTGTGGGTGATGATATAAAAATTGTTGTAAAACTTGATTGTTTCTATCTACTGTTAACATTCCGTCTTCAAAAACTACAGGCTCTAATATAGCATTTCCATCTTGCTCATCTTCAAATGGGCTTTTTTGATTTCTTGCGTAACGCAAAGGTCTGTTAACACCTTTTTCTTCGTCAAACCATAATAAAGGTGATCGTGAACTATTTCTTGAAGGGATTGTGTAGGATAAAGGAGCCATTCCTTTTAATAATCTATACGACTTACTCGTATACTGTTGTATTTTATTCATTGTATTATATTTTAATTTAATTATATTTTAAATAAAAAGGGGGTTACTAATAGGGCGTTTGCATGCGTGACTTTCACCCCCTTTCTAAAGTTTACTATCTAATTCTTATTGTTGAAATAAGAAGAAGTTGTTTGCACCTAAAGTACATACCGCTCTTTCAGATAAGAAATTTACTTCCATAGCATCAAGATCAGATGTTCTTGCACCACCAGCAGAACCAGTGATCCAAGTTTTGTAACGTCTGTCTTCTGTTTCAGAAGCTCTATATCTAACATGAAGGAATGGTCTCTTAGCGTTTTTACCTAAGATTTGGTCATAAACAGATGTAGAACCAGCAGGAACTAATAATCCGTTAACAGAACCAGCAACTAATCCACCTCTCATTGTTGGATCGTTTAGGTATTTCCAGTCAGACTTATAGAAATCGTAACCTCTTCTAAATCCTGTGAAACCTAAATTAAGAGCCATTTCTTTATCATTATCAAATAAACCATATGAAGTACCACCCGCTCCGTAAGAGTTTTGTGCTGCTAACATATCGTCAATATCAAATGAGAAGTTTCTATTTACAAAAATTACATTTTCTTCAATAGCACCTTGCTTGTCTAATCTCTGAATAACAGAATCAAAACCAGCTAATGTAGTTGGATTTCCTCCACCCCATACATTACCTCTATTGTTTACAACAAAGAAAATACCTTCAGAACCAGCTTGATCATCATTTGTTTGTGGCGTACCATTAACAAGTGCGATTTGAGCCTGTGAAGTATTTGCCGCAGGTACTGCTTCAATCATTGCAGTTTCCATGTAATCTTCAAAACGTAATCTTGTTTCATGCTCTGATTTTAGATACCATAGGTAACCATTAGCACCATTTTCAGTTTGTATTTCTACCCAACCGATTTGTGCCATATCAGATCCTGATACAGAATATTTGTCTTTTAAGATAATAGGCTTGTTCTGAAAAAAGTAATCATTTGCTTCTAAAGAACCTTGCATACCATTAGTTCCTTTAGCAAATTCAGAACCGTATATAAATAATGTACACGCAATTCCAGCAGCCATAGACTGTGTTACTTCGTAATACGCTACCTCTATTTGGCTTCCAGTTAAAGTTACTGCACCAGCAGTTGTTCCTCCTGGAGCAGTTACAATAACACCTTTGTTAGTGTTAGTTGATCCTGGAGTATTGTCTGATAACATAATAGTTTGTCCAACTCTTAACGCAGCAGTAGTTATTCCAGTGCTAAGTAAAGGGTTAAACACATCATTAATTGTTAAAATAGCTAACGAGTTAATCGCTGCTACATTAGAAGTTACATTAGTGTATTTTGTATGTAATCTTCCTTGTTCTGCCCACTTGATCATATCTGAGTTTGTTGGCATTTCTGCACCTACCATTCTTAGGAAAGATGCTATTGTTCTGTTTCCATAACGCTCAAATTCTTTTTCATAAGTATCTGGTAGATACTGATTCAAAAAATCAAAGTTAGTTATGTAGTTTGTTGAAAGAACTTGTTGTTGAGCGCTTGGCTGCAAATCAAATCCTGGGGCTGCTTGTACTGACATAATTTATTTTGTTTTTAATTTATACTTTTTTTATACTTCTAATTTTGAGTCCTCTACCGCTGCTCGTATCTCCAACAGCTCTTATTTTTAAACCATCTTTAGAAACGCTTTGCGAAGCTTGTCTAATATCCATATTAATGTTTTTTGACTTTTTAGTCACATTATCTACAGTATTAGAGACTCCCTGCTCGTAAAAAAATTGTGCAAACTTTTCTGGATTCATAGCTATAGCTAAAGACTTGTGATATCCTTTAGCGTCATTCATTAGTCCATCTTTGTCAGTAAATTTATTTACAAAATTATTAACATCAGATTGAACATTTTTTAGTTCAGCTGCATCTCCAGGCTTGTATGTAAAACTTTGTTCCCCTACATTAAACTCAAAACCTTTGAATTCATTATTAAAAACCTCATCGGTTTTTTTAAGGAACCAGTCGTACCTTTTTTTACTTACTTCCTGCGCATTGGTAGATTCTTCTATGTAACTCTTATAAGCATTAAAAGTTTCTTTGTCCGTTCCAGATAACCCACCCCCACTTGACTCAAGAGGGATTTTATATTTTCCTTTTTGTTCATTGAAATACTTTTTGGCTTTCGCAAGTTCTCTTTTTTTAGCTAATTTTATTTTCTTCACAGATCTTTCGTCATCTAAATCTTCATCGTATGAAAACTTATCATCCATTAAATCTTGAATATCAATAGCGTCCAAACCTTCTTCGATTTGTCCGTAATAATCAGCTAAAAGAAGCTCGTCATCCATGGTATCATAATCCTTTTGTAATTTATAAAAGTCTTCTATACCACGACCTGTTTCTTTTTTAAAATTAAGATATGCTGATACATCTTCAGGTAATTCGTCATTGTCTTTTGTTTGCGCAAACAAATCATCTACTGAAGATATGTCTTTATCATATCTATTTTTAATATATGAAAGAACGTCTTCGTCATTTAACTCTGACGATGGAGTTTTTTCTTCTTCTACCTCTTCCACTGCTGGAGTCTCTGGTAATATTTCTTCTTTTACAACTTCTACTTCATTAGAACCTTCTTCATTTTCAAACTTTTCTTCATGCTTCTGTAAAAGTTCTTTTTCTAATTCTTGAGTAGACTTAGTTTCCTTAGTTACTTCTCTTACTGTAATTTCCATTTTATTTAATTTAATTTTTACAAAGTTAGTAATTATCCAATAAGTTTTTTAAGCTTATCTGGGGTTAAACTCCGCCATATCAAATCCGTCCAAACTATCTTCATTTGATTCAAAATTAATTGGCGGTAAATTGTTTTTTCTCTGATCAATTAATCTTGACTGCTCAGATGATTGCTGACTAATTCTATTGTTTTTAGCCGTTTCTCTTTGTGACTCTCTATTGTCTAATTGAGATTGTTCTATTCCTTTTAATTGTATTGCAAAATTAAATTCTGTTTGCATTAATTGTTCTTTTAAAGCAGCTTCATTTTTTAACTTTTCAATATCAAATCCAACTTCAGCTTGTTTTAAAGCCATAGCAGATTGAGTTTCTGCTTGTATTTTTTGCATTGCCATTTGAGCTGCCATTTGCTGAGATTGCATATTGTTTTGTTGTTGCATTTGCATTTCTTGAGCTTTTTGCTCCATCATTTGTTTTTGCTTCTGCTTTCTCTTAACTTTCAACAACTGATTAGCCATCTTAAGATTTCTTATTTCTCTTATGTCAATTGCATCTTCTAAATCTATACCTCCTTTAGATAAAGCCATTTGTATGTTTTGTTCTAAAACAGCCTTTTCCTCTTCGTCTGGAGACATTTCTACAAATATTCCAAAATCATATAGATATAAATTTTTAATATCATCTAAAATTCCTACATTATATTTTCCTATTTGCATTGCAAACTCATCAGCAAAATCAGAATATTCTAATACATCCGCTGTTCTTATTGATAAAGCCTCAGCTAATGTTTGTGTTATATATAAACTTCCTTCTAATATATGTCTTGTTGCTGTATTTGAATTTAAAGCTGCTAATTTTTGAACACCTACTAAAGCGTTAGGATCAGGTGTACTACCATCTCTTGCTTCGTTTAGTCCTGTAACAGATCTAATCATATTCATATAATGATTATAGTTACCAATTAACATTTGCATTTTATTAGCCCCGCTATTAGATGATAACTGCTGAATTGGAACTCTCGCATTATTAAATTCACCATCTTGAGTATAGCTCCTACCAATAACGCTACCTGTTTGAAAGTATAAACGTAAAGCATCTGCTGGATCATAAGCATTTCCTGTTCCTAAATCTACTTCATTTAATCCGTCTGCATCTATAAACACCCCGTCAGGAACAACTTTAGTTATTACTTGTTGTAACTTTAAATGAGTCATTTGTATTAAATCTGTAAAAGGTATCATTCTTCTAACTAAAGATTCTATAACTCCTTTATACATTCTTGGTGCAGTTGCTACATAATTAGGCATAGCATATTGACTTGCAGATTGAGGCCTTACCATGTTTTTTGCTAACTCCCATTTTAAAATAATGTTAGTTCCCATAACCATTACCCCGTCATACCATACGTCAATTCTTTTTTCAACTCTTTCAAATTTACCTTCCTCCATCATTTCTGGTGGCGGATTAAATTCATCATCTTTTTCTACAGTCTTATAATTACCTGAAGATGTTTCTTTCTTTTTATATACAAAACTATTAGTAGATTTGTAATTGTAATACAATAACGTTACAGTATCTCTGTAAAATAAACTATTCTCATACATAGCTGCTACATTAAAATACTGATACCAAGCTTGACTATATTTAGATATTTCTTCTAAATCAGATTGAGTTAAGTCTGGCTTAATTTTTAACAACTCTCCTATTGGAATAGTTTTAATTTCTCCCCAATAAAAACAATCTTTAAAATATGGGTCTTCTGTGTAGCTGTAAACAACATTAGCTGGATCTACATAATCTACCTTTACACCATCACCTAATTGAAACTCATGCTTACAAACACCTATTCCTAAAGTCATTAAATCAAGGTCACATCTTTTTCTTGTTTGCTGATAATGATTTGCGTCTAATATTGTATTTATAGCACATTCATTAGCTATCTCTACAGCAGGCTTATAATTCATCTGCATATAAAGTTCCATTTCTAAATCTGTTTCTGGCAACTCCTCAGGGTCAACTTGAAATACATCTAATTCAAAATCACTTTCTATTTGCTTAAATAAATCTTTTGCAATTACATTTGTTTCTACCATCTGTTGAAACTCACCTCTTTTTTCTGCCGACATAGCATCTTGAGCGTATGTATTTATTTTAAAAAGCCTGTCGCTCATTCCGTTTACAACTATATCTACAAATTTTGGAATAACTGGAATAGGAGTCCAGTCTAAATTTAAATAACTTAAATCACCATCTACAGCTAATTCATTTTTATACTTCGCTATTGATTGCTCTCCTCTTGCGTATAATCTTAGACGATTAAATTCTGACCATTGATCGTAAAATCTGCAACTATTATAACCCGCTCCTTTTCTAAACCACTCGTACTGTATTGCTTGCCCTATTTGTAATCCAGATTCTTTTGTCTTCTTTTTAGAATCAGGAACAAACTGGTCAGGAAAAGCAGTAGATTTTATGTCTATTGTAACTCCTTTCATTTATCTTATTATTTGACTTATGGAACTCTTATTGTTATATCTTGCAAAGTTAACACTTATTTTTGATTTTTCTACAGTCGGAGTATATAGGTGTTTTTGATTAGCCATTATAGCTAAACCAGTGCTAATACTTGCATCAAATCTTGTTCTATTATTTATATCAAACTTTGCCCAGTCTTCTAAAGTTCTTTGAAAATACATAGTTCCCATAACTTCAGCGTCTCTGTAAGCTCCTTCAAAGTCTAAACCTATGTGTTTTTCTATATACGATTCTATTGCAGCTGCATGAGATTGTTTTACATCTTCTGAAGAGTTAGGTATACCTCCTAATTCTTTTTCTGTTTTAGATAATTTATTAAATCTTTTGTCTGGTCTATTCATGCAATACCCTCTATATCCTCTATTTTTAAAATGATACAACAAACGCGGTTTATTATTCTCACACAATATGGGCATACCATAAAAAATACACGCCATTAATACTTCTTCAAAAAATATCTCTGCGGTCTGTGGTCTTGCAACATATTCTAAAAAAAACTCATTTGAAGGAGCGTTATCCATGTTAAATTTTGTTAACCCATGCAAAGCTCCATTTGATCCTTTACCTACAACAACTCCTGAAATATCATAAGAGTCACAACCAAAAGATCCAATATGTTCATTACCAGGAAACTTTTTTCCTAATTTTGTTACATATCTATTTTGTAAATTCTTTTCTGGAGTCCAAGTTACTAAAAATCTTCCACTTTTGTTTGGGCTAAATATTACTGTAGTGTCTTTTACTCCATCTTTCCAGTGAAAAGATCCGCGCGTTACATGATGATCTAAAATACAGGAATCATTATAATCTATCTGTTGATATATTTTTGTTAAATTAAACAAAGATTGTTTTGACTCATCTCTAAAAGCATGAGACTCTGTTCTTGGAAATTGTCTGTAAAATTCATTTAATGCGTCTGGATCAGAACTTAAAGAATTTACTTCGTTTTCCCAATAATCAATTGCACCTATTGTTACGTCTTCACCGTCTATTCCTGTTACAGGTTTTGCTGGTGTAGTTAATATAGGCATACCGTACTTATCAATATACCCTTCAAAATTCCATTCCATTGGAATAAACAAATTATATAAACCTGATTTTGTTTGTCCATTTTGATTTCGTTTAGAAGCATTAGAATCTTCAAATAATTTTTTAAAGTTTGCTCCTCCTTTGTCTAAAGCATTTGATGTTGAACCCATCATACATTTACCAATTACTTTACTACCTAATCGTAAACAAGTTTTTGTAACTCTCCAATTATTTAAAATATTCTCGGGCCTTTCCCATTTACCACTTTCATCATGTAATAAATACTGTAATTTTTCTCCATCATAAGAGTTATCAGATGTATTTTTCCAATCAATAGTTGTGTCTAATCCGTCAAGTTCTTCATCTCCAATGTCATACATATTTTTTTTAGTAATCTTAGATGCGGGTACTCTGTAAGCTAATTCCGTTTTTGGCTTATCCATACCATCTTGTATTGGTTTAAAAAAGAAAGGATAATTATTTGAAATTGGAACTACCTTATCTGTAAACATTTTTTTTGCATCAGATCCCGTTTTAGACAATATTCCTATACGAGCATCTCTTGTTATTGTAGCTTGGTTAACTCCTTCGCAAGAACTCATAAATGAAAACCCTGACCTTCTTATTTTTAAATAACACATTCCAAAGCTTCTTTTGTCAGCCTTACAAGCTTCCCAAAAAATATAAAATATTCTGTTAGCTTCTCTAAAATCTGGATTACCTACATCAATTTTAGTCCATTGCAAATACATATAATGAGTACCTGTCATATAAAAAGGAGAACCGTTATTTAAAAACCAATGTCCTTGCTCTCTTCTATTAAATTCTGTTTCTATATAATCTACCCATTCTGTTTTAAAATTAGGTGGTGTTTCATGCCATTGAAATATAGATTGAATTCTTTTTAATTGCTTAGGTAATAATGCAGGAATCCAAAGTTGATCTTCTTTTTTTTCATGAGAATTTACAAATTCTTTTGGCTGTTTTGGAAGTGCTATAATAACATCACTAATAACATACACCTCACCTATAGTGCCATCTTTAGAAATTATTATTACATCATATTTTTCGTTATAACCATATAACCATGTGCGCGCTCGGTTTTTACTGGTGATAACATTTTTAGGAATGTAATCTTTTAAAACTCTAAATAAACTATTTTGATCTTGACTCTGCAAATCCTTTTGGGGTGTTTTTTTTATTATCTATAACATTTCCATCT